ACAAGAGCGCAACGCTTGGTGCAAACACAGGCACAGCAACCGCAGGCACTTTCGACCTTGATGTCGATGCCAATGGTCGCTGGAGCGTTGAGCGATTCAAGGGGCTCATGTTCCAGATCGAGCGCGAAGCAAATAAGATTGCTCGCGAAACTCGACGCGGGAAGGGTAACATCATCATCTGCTCGTCAGATGTTGCATCTGCTCTTTCGATGGCTGGTTCACTTGACCATGCTCCTGCTCTCAAGGATAACTTGAACGTAGACGACACTGGCAACACCTTCGCAGGCGTGCTAAATGGTCGCTTCAAGGTTTACATTGATCCTTACTTTGCAAGCACAACGGGCCGCGAGTATATGACTGTAGGCTACAAGGGCTCAAGCGCATATGACGCAGGGCTGTTCTATTGCCCATATGTTCCGCTCCAGATGGTGCGCGCAGTTGGCGAGAACAACTTCCAGCCAAAGATCGGCTTCAAGACTCGATATGGTCTCGTTGCCAATCCGTATGCAACAAGCGCAGGCGATGGCGTAGTAGACACCCGACAAGGTGCCAAAGTTCTTGAAACAAACAAGAACCTCTACTATCGCTCAGTTGTTGTAACAAACTTGATGTAAACAGTACATCTCGTTTAGTAACTTTGTTACTTACCTATTAAAGGGGAGCCTTCACGGGCTCCCCTTTTTTGTTATAAATAGAACTGCGAAGTATAGAGGAGATTCTATTAATGCCACCCCCAATAGCAGAAACAGGCGCACGATATAAAGATCCGGAAAATCAAAATTTCCTATCTCCTGTTGGATTTCGTTTTTCTATTCGTAGACTTCCCCATGTCAATTGGTTTCTACAAGGGGCTACTATACCAGGAATTACATTGGGCGAAGCCATTCAACCTACGCCATTCATTGACGCAGCCCAACCCGGAGAAAAACTTACCTTCGATCCAATTAATATTTCCTTCAAGGTAGACGAAGATTTAAAGAACTGGACAGAACTTTTTAATTGGATGGTTGGACTTGGCACTCCTACAAAGTTTCGCGAATATAAGGATAACGTCAAGGCTCATGGTAAAGAAGCCGTGGTATCAGATGCAACGCTCACCACAATGAACAGCGTAATGAACCCGAATTTTGAAATTGTGTTCCATGATGTCTTTCCGTTGTCATTAGGCGAACTTTCATTTGACACTACCCAAAGCGACATTGACTATCTGACATGTACCGCAACATTTAGATACCTAAATTACGAATTTAGAAAATTATCAAAATAGCACTTGACAAATCGTAAAAAAAGACTATACTTATAGATACTTAGATTGTTTTATGGAGACTATTTTGAAGCTGGAAGAAATTCTTGCCTTGTGGGAAACTGACAGCAAGGTTGACACAATTGAATTGGACAAGGAAAGCCTAAAGATTCCTTCCTTGCACAATAAATACCTTAAAATCTATACCTTGGAAAATCTTCAACTCAAGAGGATGACCCACGATTTTAAGGAAATGGAAAGAAACAAGTTTGAATACTACTCAGGCAAAATGAGTGGGGAAGAGTTGAAGGAACAGGGATGGGATCAGTTTGACCATAAATTGCTCAAGCAAGACATTCCCCGCTATCTAGAATCTGACCGCGAATTGATTAAGATGCTATTGAAGATCGACTATCAGAAAGAAAAGGTAGAGACAGTCAAATCTATCATGACCAACATCAATGGGCGCAGTTTTTATATTAATAATGCAATCACCTGGCAGAAATTTCTGAATGGAATTAATTAATATTATATGGCCGATATTATATTATCCAAAGTGAATGAAGCATTTCTTCAAGTTGATGGTGAGCGTTCTACTCTTCAAGAAATGTCTGATTACTTTACATTTTATGCTGAAGGCTATCAATTTATGCCTGCGTTTCGGAGCAAGCAATGGGATGGCAAAATTAGGCTCGTTGACCTCCGCAACAATACCATTTATGCAGGGCTACTTTCGCACATTGAACAATTTGCTCAAGATAGAGACTATGATATTCAATACCACGACTCTTCTGTTGGTCTGACAGAAGAGTTTTCTTTACAGGAAGGCAAGGAGTTTGTTGACACACTCAATCTTCCTGTAGAAATTCGTGACTATCAACTAAACGCATTTGTTCATGCAGTTCGTAAGAAACGCTGTCTTTTACTCTCCCCTACTGCATCTGGTAAGTCCCTCATCATCTATACGCTCATGCGATATTATGAAGGAAAAAAAGCACTCATCATTGTTCCTACAACTTCGCTCGTTTCTCAATTGTATGGGGATTTCAATCATTACGGGCAAAACGAAGGTTGGAAGTCAGACCAACACGTTCACTATATCATGGCCGGAAGAGACAAGCAATCAGATATGCCAATTACGATTTCTACATGGCAGTCTCTTTTCAAAATGCCAAAGCAATACTTTGAGCAATATGATGTTATTGTAGGAGATGAGTGTCATCTGTTCAAGGCCAAATCTTTGACCTCTATTATGACCAAGCTGGTCAATGCAGAATATCGCTTTGGTACAACAGGAACTTTGGATGACACACAGACACACAAACTTGTCCTTGAAGGGCTATTTGGTCGGGTCAAAAAGGTCATCACGACAAAAGAACTCATTGACAAAAACCAATTAGCCAAATTTGACATCAAGGCGATCACACTCAAATATCCAGAGCAGTATTGCAAAACAGTTTCCACAAAGAAATATCATGAAGAAATAGATTTTCTAGTTAGCTGTAATAAGCGCAATGCATTCATCCGAAACCTTGCGGTGAGCCTTGATGGTAATACTCTTGTTCTGTTTCAATATGTAGAGAAGCATGGAAACTTACTACATGCGATCATTAGGGACAAAGTAGCCAAGGGGCGAAAAGTATTCTATGTGTATGGAGGCACTGATACCGAATTAAGAGAAAAGGTCCGAGCTATTGTAGAATCTGAAAAAGATGCTATAATAGTAGCATCGTATGGGGTTTATTCGACGGGTGTAAACATCAAGAATCTACACAACATCATATTTTCTCACCCAGGCAAATCAAAGATACGGGTATTGCAAAGCATCGGTAGAGGTCTGCGAACGAGTGAGAGCAAAAGCTCAGCCACACTATATGACATAGTAGATGACCTGAGTTACAAGGCTCATAAGAATTTTGCCGTAAAACATTTTGTCGAGCGATATAAGTATTACATGCAAGAACAATTTCCCACCAAAATATATAAGGTAGACTTAAAATTCTGACATGGAAACTAAATTAAAATATATTCAGTTTGATAATGGTGTTGAACTCATTAGCGAAATTGACATTTCTGATTGGAAACAGGCAGAAGCCATAAGACTCATTAATCCGTTGAAATTGTTTGTGCTTCCTCCTTTCGTAGATGCGTCGGCACACTCTGGAGTGTCGGGGGAACAAACAATGATTTTAATTAAATGGATTCCTTGGGTTAGCAATAGTATAACAATCAAGATTGATAAACTTCTAGTTGTCGAAGATATTGACCAACTTATGGTAGACTATTATCATACCACATTAGACAAATATACAAGAATGTCCATGAGCGGAGGAGAAGAAGGAGAAGAACCAGAACAAGAGTTTAACAAGCTGATGGACGAGTCTTTTGACTCGGTTGAAGAATTAACTGATCTTGTGGATGTATTAAAAACACTAACTAAAAAACCAAAAAGGGTATTACATTAAATGAAAACACAAAATAAAAAGGCAAATCATTATGTGGACAATCAAGAATTTTTAGGAGCAATGGTAGAATTTAGAAATGGTGTGCTAAAGGCAAAGGCAAAGGATGGTGATGTAAAAAGGCCTAGGGTTCCCGACTACATTGGTGAGTGTTTTATTCAGATTGCAACACATTTATCATATAAGCCCAATTTCATAAACTATACATTTCGGGATGATATGATTTCGGATGGTGTTGAAAATTGTCTGCAATATATTGATAACTTCGATCCCGCCAAATCAACGAATCCGTTTGCCTATTTTACACAAATCATTTATTATGCATTCCTGCGTAGAATTCAAAAAGAAAAGAAGCAGTTGTATATTAAGTACCGAGCCTTAGAGAGGTCTGGTTTGATTGAGAGTATGGTTCAATCAGAAGCAGGGCATGTCATTAAGGAACCTGCGTTATATGACAACATACAAGAGTTCATTCGTTCGTTTGAAGATTCGATGCAAAAACAAAAGCAAAAGACCAAGGCAACAAAAAAGAAGAAAGGATTAGAAAAGTTTGAGAAGGAAAATGGTCCCCAATGAAAATTGGTTTAATAACAGATACCCACTGGGGAGGCAGAAATGATAGCGATGCCTTTACGGAATACTTTGTTAAGTTTTATGAGAATACATTCTTTCCATATCTAAAAGAACATAATATCAAAACTGTAGTGCATTTAGGGGATGTGGTTGACCGTAGAAAATTTATCAATTTTAAAACACTTCAGACCCTTAGAACAAAATTTGTCAACAGGTTTGGAGCTGAAGGCATTGATACTCATATTATTATAGGCAATCACGACACCTACCTTAAAAACACCAATAAAATAAATTCTATGACAGAGTTGTTTTCCTCGTTTGACGGAAAGAATGAACCCTGGATATATGCAGACCCGACTGAAATTGTATTTGACGGATTGAAAATTCTTATTCTTCCTTG